ACGCTGGTGTGTGTAGATTTCTCCGTGATGACGGTGTGACGAAGCTTAGGCCATGGGATAATCCTGATGATATGGATGAAGAAATGGTAAAACGATGGAACGAAACAGTCAGGCCAAATGATAAGGTATATCATCTTGGTGATGTTGTTATCAACCGCAAAGCACTTAGCATTATGCATAGACTTAACGGTGATAAAGTTCTGATTCGTGGTAACCATGATATCTTCAAAGATGAGGATTACAGACAACACTTTCGTGAGCTACGTGCTTATCATGTAATGAACGGAATGATTCTGTCTCATATTCCAATTCATACGGAAAGTCTCGGTCGTTTTGGTGTAAACATCCATGGCCATCTTCATGCTAATCGTGTTATGGCTGAAGTATGGGGTGAATACGAAATTGACCCAAGATACCATTGTGTTTGTGTTGAACAAACCGATTTTAGACCGATTCTTTTTGAAGATGTTATTAAACGAATCAAAGAAGAAGGTGGTGAGGTTGGTTTCCGTAATGGAAACGGACCTGCCATGTGATGCGAGTATGGGGGAATTGGTAGACCCAGCAGACTTAAAATCTGCCGCCTTGTGCGTACCGGTTCGACTCCGGTTACTCGTACCAAAAAATAATGCTTGACTTCTTATAAAGAAGCCTATATAATACACACATGATGCGGGTATGGTGCTAGTGGTAACACAAGACCTTGCCAAGGTTTAGTTGTGAGTTCGATTCTCACTACCCGCTCCAAGTAACTACAACAAATTTATGCGGGATTAGTTTAATGGTAAAACAGCAGATTTCCAATCTTCGGTCATCAGTTCGATTCTGATATCCCGCTCCATTATATGCGGTTTGTAATAGTACGATATTGAGGTACCCCCTTTATATTATCTGAGCAAAGCAGAAAACCGCTCCACTTTTTGAGGTCATTATGAACATTAAACCATTGGGAAATAGAATCGTTGTTGAACGGATTGAAGCGTCTAAAACAACCGAATCGGGCATCATTCTTAGAAGTACACCCGATCCAGATAGAGCAAAAGTTCTTGCGATTGGACCATTGGTTGATGAAGTGGCAGTTGATGATGTTGTTCTATTGAATTGGAACGCAGCAACACAATCGGGTGACCATTATGTGGTTCCTATTGATCAAGTAATTTTTATTTACGAGACATAAAATGTCTGATGGTGGCAAAGGTTCAAGTCCAAGGCCTTTTAGTGTTTCACAAGAAACATTTGCAAATAACTACGACAAGATTTTTAGAAAGCCGACTCAACAACAATTGGATGATGAGAAGGCTGAACAAGAAGAATTTGATAGGATTTTAGAACAAAATCGTTTAAGAGATAAAAAATAATAGTGCGGATTGGTGAAATGGTATCACAGTGGGCTCATAATCCTCAGTTCCGGTTCGAATCCGAGGTCCGCTACCAATTTAATGTTTTGTGTACCACCACACAAACGATAGTATCATAGTAGAAACAATTATTCCAAAAGCCAAATAATATAGAAAAAACTTCAGTAGGCCTACTACGTCAAATACCCATTCCAAAAATGTGTATTTTTCTTTTTTCATTTTGGTATTATTAATTCCTTGTTACTTTCATAATTTTGTTCATCCAAATATTGAATGGCTTTTCTAATCTTTTCAGCTTCATATCTTTTTTGCTTTACTAGTTCTTCTCGGTAAGTTCTATCTTTCCATCTTTCTTGTTTGTCTAGGTATAACCAATACCAAAATATACCTAAAAATATACATATAATCAATCCTGCTATAGCTAATGCAAATTCAAATTTATATTTTTCTATTCTTTCAGCTCTTCTTTTGGCCTTAGCTTCTTCTTCTTTTATTTGTTTAGCAATAAGAACTTTTTGTTGAACACCCAACTCTTTAGTCATTTCTTCAACTTCAGTAAACAATGCACCAAGTTCTGGTGGTGATTGATATATCATCAATTCACGGAGTTCCGTACCCATTTGTTCTAATTGTTTTTTCATTAGAACCCGTTTCAAAGCTCGTTTAGCTAAACTATCGCCTCCAGAATATACTTCAGTTTTACTACGTTTTTCTTCTTCTTCTAATACTGCTATACACTTAAAATAATTATCATAGTATTGACCGAGATAATCACCAATATCTGCATAGATATTAATAGTATCGTCACTCTTTTTATTCAATTCAACCACACGGGCTTTTTCTTCCGCTAACTGTTTCTTTGCTGCAGGAGTTGCTGGTTTTCCTGGTGGATGTGCATTGTGGAACTGGTCGTCCAAGTCCTTGAGGACGGCTTTTACATCCCCAGCGGCACTTTTTATATCTTTGTATAACTGACAACCTTTTTTGACAGCGGCAACTGCACCGTTGGCCAAGGCAAAGAGTGTGAACGGATCCATTTTGTACCATTTTTTCTATTGACATCATAATGAAAAACTGATATAATGTTCATTCAACTCAAACTATATAATTATTTATGTGGTTCAATTAATTAACTTATGAAAGATATTATGAAAATACTTGCTTTTAAACTAATCACTAATGAAGAAATACTTGCCGAAGTTGAAACAGAATCCGAAACTGAATTTGTATTGTGTAATCCCGTAGGTATTGCAATTGTTCGGGGTAAAGATGGTCAACCAAATGTTGGTTTTGCACCATTCCCATTACACGCTGAACAAAAAACAGGTTCTACTATTGCCATCGCTAAGAAAAATGTAGTATACTCTTATGTGCCTGCAGAAGATTTCGTTAAGAATTATGACCAAATCTTTGGTGCAGGTATCATTCTTCCAGGTCAACAACAAATAATTACAGGTTAATGTCAAACTTCTATACTAGTGTCCAGTCTATTGCTGGCAATATTCTCTATCGTGGCGTTATTGATGGAAAAAGAGTCAAACAAAAAATTGAGTACTCACCATCATTGTATATTCCAACCAATAAACAAACTGAATATCGTTCGCTTGATGGTGAACCACTCATGCGTAAAATCTTTGGTAACATTTATGAAGCCAAAGATTATTTGGATAAATTCAAAGACGTTTCTAATTCTAAAATTTATGGTCAAACACGATATGAATATGCTTACATTTCAGAACAACATCCAGATTCTATTGAATGGGATCAAGACAAGATTCTTATTGCAGTAGTCGATATTGAAGTTGGTTCTGAAAATGGTTTTCCTGATCCTTACGATGCAAATGAACCAATCACAGCTATTGCTATCACATATATTGGTAGTCCTCCAATTGTTCTTGGTTGCGGTGATTATGAGGTGCAAGGCGATGAAATGTATATCAAATGCCGTGATGAATGGACTCTATGTAAAAAGTTTATTGAAATCTGGTCACGTAAATGTCCTGATGTTATCACTGGATGGAACACCAAGTTCTTTGATATTCCATATTTGATTAACCGATTCAATAAAATTCTTGGTGAAGATGAGACAAAAAAATTATCTCCTTGGAACTTCATCAAAAATCGTACAACTAACATCAACGGCCGTCAACTGATTGCATATGAAATTGTTGGTGTTGCTTCACTTGATTATATTGAACTATATAAATGGTATGCTCCTGGCGGAAAGTCACAAGAGTCCTATCGTTTGGATAATATCGCACAGGTAGAACTTGGTGATGGTAAAATTTCTTATGACGAATATGAAAATTTACATCAACTTTACAAACTGAATTATCAAAAGTTTATTGAATACAACATCAAAGACGTTGACTTGATTCTCCGTTTAGAAGATAAGTTGAAGTTGATTGAGTTGGCTTTGACTTTGGCATATGATACAAAATCAAACTACGAAGATGTATTTGCACAAACTCGTATGTGGGATTCTATGACGTATTCCTATTTGCTCAAACAAAACATTATTGTTCCGCCAAAAATTACACAAGAAAAAGATTCTGCTTTTGAAGGTGCATATGTTAAAGATGTACAAGTTGGTCTACATGATTTTGTGGCCAGTTTTGACTTGAACAGTTTGTATCCACATTTGATGATGCAATACAATATCAGTCCAGAAACTCTGGTTGAACCAGAAAACTATACAGAAGCAATGCGTAAAGTTATTTCTTCTGGTGTTACTGTTGATAAATTGTTGGTTAAATCAATTGATACATCCGAACTTGAAGGTGTGACGTTGACACCTAATGGACAATTCTTTAGAACTGACATACAAGGTTTCTTGCCTAGAATGATGGAAGAAATGTATGAAGATAGAAAGAGGTTTAAGAACCTAATGATTCAGGCTAAAAAAGAATATGAGGTTGAAAAAGATGATTCCAAAAAATATGAAATTGAAAAACGAATCGCCAGATATGATAATCTTCAATTGGCGAAAAAAGTATCACTTAACTCTGCTTACGGTGCTCTTGGTTCTCAATATTTCAGGTTTTATGATTTACGTATGGCCTTGGGTGTCACCACTGCTGGTCAATTAAGTATTCGTTGGATTGAAAACAAAATCAATGAGTACATGAACAAACTATTATCTACAGAAGAAATTGATTATGTTATCGCCTCAGACACAGATTCTATATATCTCAAGCTTGGTCCACTTGTTGATAAAGTGTATTCTAAAAAGACGGATGTTAATCAGCTTATCTCCTTCATGGACCGTGTCTGTGAAGATAAGATTCAACCGTACATTGACAAG